ACTTATAGTTAACTAAAGGAAACCAAATGGACACTAAAGCAGCTATTGATTCAATTCGGATTAATGAATGTGGTTATGATGAATTGTGTCTCAAATATGGAAAGCATTTAGTCGATAAAGAAATAGAATTAGAGTTAGAGAGTAAGGATCTTGCTTATCAAGCTTTTATGTCTAAAATTAATAAGGCCAGAGAGAATAAAACTTTAGCAGACACGGGGACAACCAAAATGCTGCTTAAAGAAGCCCTTCCGGCCTTTTGTAAGGGACTAAAAGATTTCTACACTAAAGCTGATTCAGGTAAACCGGGGAAACGCCATATTTGTGCAGTTGTCTTAAAGCAACTAGAGATTGAGCATGTAGCTTTCTTGTCTCTCAGGTCTATTCTTTCTAATGCTATCCCTCAGATTAACCTTACGTCCCTTGCAAAAGAGTTAGGGACTGAGTTAGAACTGGAGATGAAGTTCCAAGATGTATTGTCTACTTTGTCTGAGAAGGAACGATCCTACTTTCAGGTCAACCTAAACAAACGTATAGGTATGTCTTTCAAGACTGCTTTTGTTAACGCCAAAGATAAATGGTTAGCTGATGAGGAACGTAAAGAGAAGTGGGAGAAATGGACTGATTCTGTTCGCTGCAATCTAGGTATGAAGTTGATCGATATCTTTATTGTGTCTACCGGTCTAGGGAAGATCTCTAGGTACTCCCAAGGTATCAAGCTTTCCTATCGATTTGAGATTGCTCCTGAGATTGTTCAGTACATTGCCCATAACGATAAGGAAATGGCAGATTTGCTATTCAAAAATCGTCCTATGGTCATCCCTCCCAAGCCTTGGACTAATCCTATCAATGGTGGCTATTACATCAACCTCAAGAGACCCATTCCCTTGGTTCGCCTTAATGAAAAGACTGTTATGGATCTCTATGGTGATCTCGATATGCCTGATGTCTACAAAGCAGTCAATGCTATTCAGGAGACACCTTGGAGAATCAACAAAAGGGTACTTAAGGTAGCTCAGGAGATCTCTAAGTGGAAGCATATCCCTGATGGTCTTGAGATGCCTTTGGCGGAACCTGAGGAACCTCCAGTTAGACCTGAGGCAGCAGACAAGGATCCTCAGGTACAGAAGGAATGGCGTAAGTCTATGGTTATCTACTTTCAGCGTGACAATAAGCGTAAGTCTAAGCGTTATGCAGTGAATGCTCAGCTTGCTCTTGCTGATATCTACAAAGACTATGAACGTATCTACTTTCCTCATAATCTTGATTTCCGTGGTCGTGTCTATCCTTTACCCTTGCTGAATCCTCAGGGCACTGATTTCTGCAAGAGTTTGCTAGAGTTTGCTGATGGTGCTCCTTTAGGAGATTCGGGGGTAGCCTGGTTAGCTATCCAAGGTGCTAACTGCTATGGGCTTGATAAGAAACCCTTAGAGGAACGCATTGCGTGGGTCTATGAGAACACTGAGTTGATTCTTAGGACTGCTAAAGATCCTCTTACAGACCTCGAATGGACTGAAACAGATAGCCCTTGGGAGTTCCTAGCATTCTGCTTTGAATGGGCTGATTTCATGGAACAGGGTACAGATTATGTGTCTCATATCCCAGTAGCTTTCGATGGCAGCTGCAGTGGTATCCAGCACTTCTCAGCTATGCTAAAGGATGAGATTGGTGGTACTGCAGTTAACCTCGTGCCTGATGACAAGGTTCACGATATCTACGGTATTGTCGCTGAGCATGTGAAACAGGCTGTTATGAAGGATGCCCAAGGGGGTACTGAAGATGAGTTTAAGACCGCAGAAGATGGTACTGAGTATGTCTCTAAGGGTACTAAGGCACTCGCTAACGAATGGCTGGCCTATGGGATTACCCGTAAGGTAACCAAGAGACCGACTATGACACTCTCATACGGTGCGAAGAAATTTGGCTTTACTGAACAGATTCTTGAAGATACTATCTATCCTCATTTAGAACATCATCCTTTAGCATTCTCTAAGCCTCGACAAGCTGCAACCTATATGGCAGACAAGATTTGGAACTCATTAGGTGAGGTTGTCGTTAAAGCTAGAGAAGCTATGGACTGGCTTCAGACTGCCTCAGGTTTACTTGCTACCGATAAGAATATCAACGGAGAGAACCTTCCTACACAATGGGTAACTCCGAGTGGTTTCTTAGTTCGCCAAAGGTATCCTAAGGTTCGCCTGAAGAAACTTAAGACCTTCTGCAGCGGAACTATTCATGTGTCTGATGAATCGGGTGCTCCTGAGGAATCTAAGAAAGAAGGTGAAACTTTTCAGATTAGTGTCTCAGAGGACTTAGGGGAAATCGATTCTCGTAAGCAGAAACAGGGTATCGCTCCTAACTATGTGCACTCTATGGATGCTAGTCACCTCATGTTAACTGTAGACGCTTGCGTTGATGCAGGTATCCATCAGTTTGCTATGATTCATGATTCTTATGGCTGCCCTGCAGGTCAAGGTGATTTGATGTTCTCTCTTGTTCGTGAGGTCTTTGCTGAAACCTATAAACAGAATGATGTACTGCAGGATCTTCATGATCAAGTCGAGAATATGTTGTCTCCTAAGAAAGCTAAGGAACTTCCACCTATTCCTAAGCACGGTACATTAGATCTTGATGTAGTCAAACAGTCTATGTATGCGTTCTGCTAGTGACCTAGCGTTTTGCTAGTGACCTAGCGTTCTGCTAGTAACTTAATATAATCTCTACTACTAGAGAGAACCAAGGAACCTCTCTAGTAACCTTTTAATTAATTAAACAAGGAAACCATTTAAAATGATCGAACGTTACACTACCCCTAAGGGCTTTGCTCAGTATCCTCACCTGAAGGAGCCTGATATGAAGTTCAATCCTGAGGGTGTCTTTAGTGTCACTATGCGCTTTGAGGCTATGACTGATGAACTTAAGAAGCTCATTGAGAAGCTTGAGGCTATTCAAGACAAGGCTTTTGATGAAGCAGTCTCTGAAGCCACTGCAATGAACAAGAAAAAGATCCATAAGTCTGATCTCTTCTTTGAAGATGAAGAAGGTAATGTCTACCTCAAGTTTAAGCAGAATGCTGTAATTAAGAAAAAGGATGGATCTACAGTCAACGCTAAGATTGCCCATTTTGATTCTAAGGGCAAGCCTATTGACGTCAATGTAGGTCGTGATTCAGTGATTCGTCTTAGCTTCACTGCAGCACCTTACTTTATGCAGTCTATTAAGCAGGTTGGCCTTAGCCTTCGACCTGTTGCAGTCCAAGTGATTAAGCTTAACGAGTTCGGTGGTTCATCTGCAGAGGACTACGGCTTCTCTGCTGAAGAGGAAGGCTATGAGGCATTTAAGGAAGAGGCACCATTTGACAACCTCGATGAAGATGAAGTAGAATCACGTAAGGCTGTTGGAGCCACTGATTTTTAATAATTACTAGGGAGTACCTAAGATGATTACTTTGGAAGAACTTGAGAACCGCCTTGATATGGCTCAGTGTACTCTTTGCACGATGCAGGATGTTGTGCAGGATCTTAAGGCTAACATTGAGGAACTTAAAGAGGAACATAAGGAACCTACTTTCGATCTCTATGATTGGAACCCATGCACCATTAAATTCCCTGATCATGTTCTGCAAGATATCAATTGTGACTTTGTTGCAGTCATGCTGATGCATAAGGATGTCTATAAGGAATACCATGAAGATGTAGAAATTATTCCTGTAGATGCCTCTAGTGTGCGAGCTGGTAGCCTATTTATTGGTTACATGTACTTTTCGCTTAATGGCGATGGACCTATCTTCAAGTACCCTAATGGGCATCCTATCTTTGATAAGGACAGTGAAGAGAAGCGAGATCCTAAGGATTATTACTTTAAGTATGTCTTTGGTGGTAGCTAATGACCACCCGCAGTGCAGCATACAGCAAAGCTAAAAGGCACAACGCGGGTACCTATAGATCAGGGCTTGAGGAGAAGAATTCAGAACTCCTCAAGTCCTTTTCTATTGAGCCACACTATGAGGAACAGTACTTAGAGTATGTCGTTCCTCAGAGTACTCACAAGTATACCCCTGATTTCGTGTTGCCTAATGGCATCATTATAGAAACTAAGGGTGTCTGGGATGCTGAAGATAGGAAGAAGCATTTATTAATCCGTGAGCAACATCCTGAGTTAGATATCCGGTTTGTCTTTAGTAGAAGTAAGACGTACATTTATAAGGGATCGTCTACTACTTACGCTAGCTTCTGCAACAAGAATGGCATTAAGTTTGCCGATAAGCTAATCCCCGAAGAATGGCTTAAAGAGAAACCTAAAGATATCCCTGAGGGAATCTTGAAGAACAAGAATAATAACAACAATAACAACAAGAGAATTAATAAATGACTACTACCTTTAAGGAACCACTGATTGAGTACCATAGAAACTTTGTTAAGTTCAAGCCTCGCAGCTCTACGGATTATCTGGTGGTTCACTGCAGCGCTACTCAAAATAAGCCTGAGTACACTTGGAAAACTATTGATCAAATGCATCGTCAAAGGGGATGGCTTGGTATAGGCTATCACTTTGTCATTCTTACGGATGGAACTATTCAAAATGGCAGACCCCTTGAAGCTATTGGCAGTCACGTTCTGGGTTATAATGATGACAGTGTTGGCATTTGCCTTATTGGGGGGACTGATCGTAACGGTAAGTCTGTAGACAACTTTACAGAGAAGCAAAAGGAATCCCTTAAGAAACTCTTAGACTGGCTTAAGAGTAAGTATCCTAAAGCTAAGGTCTTAGGACATAGAGATTTCCCCGGGGTAGCTAAAGACTGCCCTTGCTTTGATGTACAATCCTGGTATGGTCGAGGAGCTCTCTATATTGTTTATGAAGATGAGCATTCCTTAGATGGATGTAAGTTGTCTAAGGCTGATCTTTTAGAGGCTAATGGTACTCTAGAGTTCACTAAGGGCGACCTCGTGAGAGTTAGATGATATAATCTCCATTACTAGAGAGAGGCACTTTATGAGAACTTGGGTATTGCTTGTAGTCTTTGCTTTAGGTGCCCTCTCGGGGTATAAGGTTGAAGACCTAAGGAACACAGCTAAGCTTGCAGAAATACAGGCTCAGCATCAAGTTAAGCAACGGGAGCTCATAGCTAAGAAAGATGAAACAATATCTCTCATACTTAAGAATTCGAGTGATACTACTGCTGAGCTCACTTCTCTTGGCAAGCGGATTGACAGGGTGCAGTACAACTTACGTATCACCGATAGATCAATCATCACGAATGCCGGAAGAGCTGATGCAAAGTCAGTCCAAGCGTGTAGACAGTTACTCGCAGAAAGTGCAGGACTTCATAGAGAGAGCCTTGAAATACTCAGAGACCTCAACACAAGACTAGAAGCATTCATTAAACTTAACAGCAAGGGAGAACTAAAATGATGGTATTTCCCGTGTGGGAGTTTCTGCTTGAAATTCTTTGGGCTTTTGCTGGTTGGACTTTATTATTCTTTTTGCTTGTAGGAAGTATGTGGCTCTATGTGACTATCTTTTATGGCAAATAAAATATCAGCGACCATAGTATAATTGGACAATACTACATTCTTCTAAAGTGTACGATGGGGGTTCGAGTCCCTCTGGTCGCGCCAAATACTCAGAAGGCGATTGGTGAAACGGGTAGACACAAGAGACTTAAAATCTCTCGGAGAAATCCTTAGGGGTTCGAATCCCCTATCGCCTACCAAAGCTATACCATAGTTAACACACTAAAGGAAACCAAATCATGGAACCTATTGAACGTAAATCAGATTGGCATTATCCTGATGGAGATTCATACCGTGATGAACTCCATAGCAATCAGAAAGAGAAGTGGGAATATGAGTATGAGGAATTCCTAGATTCTGAAGATGACTCTGATGACGAAGATGACGAAGATGAGGAGGATGATGAAGATGAGTGATGATCCTATCTCTAAGGTCTATTGCGTAGGTAACTCTAAAGCTATCATTCGTGCACGCTGGGATAACCTCTATACGTTTGAATTGGAGTATCCTCGGTTCATCCATAGTGAATTCATGACACACAGGTGCCTCACTGCAGATACGGTGCTGACTTTCGATCTCCCTAGTGGAAGCAGGGGTAGCAAACACAGGTCCTATCAAATGACACTGGGAGATTTTTGGGATAAGTGGGAAAATGGTAGTTCCCCTCATGCTACTCGATGGGGCGGAGTACGGCGATATGACATGAAAGGTCGTTTGAACAAGATGAGACTTCGTTCTGTGGATGAATCTACGATGGAAGTTACTCACACGACCATTACTGATTGTTGGAAGGTAGGGGTTAAGCCTGTGTACAAGATTACAGCAGGAGACTTCTCCGTAACTTGCACTGCAGACCATCTAATTCTTACTGATAGTGGTTGGAAGGAGTTGCAGGACATTGCTGTAGGTAGAGATAAGGTGTACTGTAATACCCGTAGTCAGTGCAACCTCATGGCTGTGGTAGTTGATTCCATTGAATACATTGGTGAAGAAGAGGTTTTCGATATTTCGGTTTCCTCTGATTATCATAACTTCTTGGCAAACGGTATTACGGTTCATAATTGCTTCAGCCGCAATGCTAGTAGTTCACGTGCAGTTCCTGTAGAGCGAACTATTCAGAATATCTTGAATGATCCTTGGGTGCCTTCGGATGTCTATAAGAATTGCAAGGGCATGCAAGGCAAAGATATTGTCAATGAAGATGACTATGATATCTTTTGTGAAGAGTGGCAAGATGCTGCATTTAAAGCAATCGAGGTTGCTCATAAGATGATTGACAATGGGTTTCATAAGCAGCACATCAATCGCATCCTTGAGCCGTTCACTAAGATTAAAGTTATTGTCACTGCTACTGAGTGGAGCAATTTCTTTGATCTCCGGTTGTCTCCTGATGCTGATCCAGAGATCCAGCACCTTGCTAAGGCTATTAAGTTGGCTATGGATGCCGTTAGCAACACCTACACTTATATCAATGCTCACGGGGGGCGTACGCTTCCATATGTGAACGTTGATGAGATGGATGCTATCGATGATCTGCGGATTCTCACACTTATCTCTGCTGCACGTTGTGCCCGAGTGTCTTACCTTAATCACGATGGGTCTAAGCCGGATATCCTAAAGGATCTTGCTCTTGCTAAGCGGCTTATTGATAGTGGACATATGACACCTTTTGAACATCAGTGCCGATACAGCTTTGATACAGGCTTTCAATATAATCTTCGTGATTTCCAAAGTGCACGTTATATGCTAGATCATGGAATCGACCTTTCTGCGCCATGAGCCTTGTCCTAATTGCGGCTCTAGTGATGCTCTTGCTGTTTTTAGTGATGGTCATAAGTATTGCTATAGCTGTACCACTTATTTTAGACCTGATGGATCTTTGGACAAACCCAAGGGGGTAAAGATGTCAGCATCCAATATGATTCCTTTAGAGGAACTACAGATCTCTGCTTTGCCTGCTAGGGGTATCACTAAAGATACTTGTACTAAGCTAAAGTATTTCGTGGGGGAGTATAAGGGTAACCCTTGTCAAGTGGCTTGCTACTATGATGACAAGGGTTCTCTTGTAGGACAAAAGCTTAGATTCCCTGATAAGTCTTTTGCTGTACTAGGGAAGATCTCTGGGTGCCTCTATGGTTCTCAGTTGTGGTCTAGTGGTAAGAAACTAGTAATCACTGAGGGTGAGATAGATGCCCTTAGTGTGTCTCAAGTGCAAGGCAATAAGTGGCCTGTAGTGTCTATCCCTAATGGGGCTCAGGCTGCTAGGAAAGCCATTGAAGCTAACCTAGAGTATCTAAATAACTTTGAAGAGATCATCCTGATGTTCGATATGGATGATCCGGGACGTAAAGCATGTGAAGATTGTGCAAAGATTCTCCCATTGGGTAAAGCGTACATTGCTAATCTCCCTCTTAAGGATCCTAATGAGTGTCTTAAGGCTGGGAGATCAGGTGACCTTGTATCGGCCATATGGAACGCTAAGCCTTACAGACCTGATGGAATTGTTTCAGGTCAAGATCTCTATGAGAAGTGTGTGGAAGGTCTTGATAGTCTTAAAGACAGTGTGGCCTATCCTTTACACGCTCTCCAAAGCAAGACCAATGGTGCTCGGCACGGTGAGCTATATGTCATCACCTCAGGATCAGGTATGGGCAAATCAACTCTCCTTAGAGAACTTGAGTTCTTCTTTGGTGTCACTAAAGGCGAGGCTTGTGGCGTTGTCGCTCTTGAAGAGTCTACAGCAAAGACAGGACTTGAACTTATGTCGCTATTTCTTAATAGACGTCTTATCCTTAACGTGGACAACGGCAGTGTACCTAAAGAAGAACTCAAGAGTGCTTTTGATGCCACGATTGGCAACGGAAAGTTCTTCCTCTATGATCACTTTGGATCACTTGATTCTGGGAATCTGCTTAGCAAGCTTAGATACATGATCGTAGCTTTAGGATGCAAGAGAATTTTCCTAGACCATATCTCTATTGTTGTCTCTGGTATGGACAATAGTGACGATGGCGGGGAGCGTAAAGCTATTGACAAACTAATGACAAACCTTAGATCCCTTGTTGAAGAAACAGGGTGTACTATGTATGTCGTTAGTCACCTTAAGCGTCCCGATAAGAAAGGTCACGAAGAAGGTGCTCAGGTGTCTTTAAGTCAACTTAGAGGTTCCGGTGCTATCGCTCAGCTTGCAGATATGGTGATTGGCCTGGAGAGGAATCAACAGGGAGATAATCCTAATGTCATGACCATTAGAGTACTTAAGAATCGTTTCAGTGGTTTGACTGGTATAGGTGGTTATCTCTATTATGATCCCGAAACAGGCCGACTAAAGGACTACGATTGCCCATTTGAGGATGACTTAGGTGACTGCCCATTCTAGTAGTTTCTTGATACAATAATCTTGGCAAAGCTATAGAAGGATATAGAAAATGCTTCAACTATACGACAAACATATCATTACTGATATCGAAACCAATGGACTATTGGATACCGTAACTAAATTCTGGTGTGCATGGATCTACGATAGTGCCTCTCAGGAGTACAAAGGATATAAGGATCTCGATGAATACATTGATGCTCTTAATGTATATGGTACTAGCGGTTATAACTTGGTATTTCACAATGGTATCAAGTACGATGTCCCTTGTCTTAAGCGACTATCAGGTAAAGACTTTGTATTTGATCCTAGGGATTGTGTTATCGATACACTTGTCTTTTCTCGTCTAGTTTGGAGCAACATTAAAGATCTCGATATGGGCTTAATTCGTTCTGGGAGGCTTCCTAAGGATCTCTTTGGTTCCCATTCATTGAAAGCCTATGGCTATCGTATGCGTGAACTAAAGGGCACCTATGGGGAACAGGAGGAGGCTTGGGACAGCTTCTCAGAAGAGATGTACAAGTACAACTATCAGGACGTAGTTGTCACTAAGATGCTCTTTGATAAACTCTTAGGCAAAGGGTATCCTTGGGAGGCCGTACAGCTTGAGCATGATATTGCATGGGTTATGGCTAAGCAGGAGCGTAATGGTTTTGTCTTTGATAGAGATAAAGCTGTAGCTCTCTATAGTGAACTTGCGGGGCGCAGAGATGAGTTGACTAAAGAGCTGCAAGATAGTGTCCCTCCTCTATTGACTGGCTATAAGGTCTACAAGAGAGACAACGCTAAGAAAGGTATTAAAGCAGGAGTACAATATCCTGTTTATGAAACCTTTAATCCCAATAGTCGACAACAGATTGCTAAGGTTCTCATTGAGCAAGGGTGGGAGCCTCAGGAGGTGACTGATACAGGGTTGCCTAAGGTTGATGAAGAAACTCTAAAGACTGCTAAAGATATCTCTATGACTAGCAAGATCCTAGAGCTTCTCATGTTAAACAAACGTATTGGTCAGCTTGCTGAAGGCAGTAATGCGTGGCTAAAGCTGATGAAGGAGGATCCTAATGATCACCTATGGCGTATTCATGGTTCCGTTAACCCTAATGGTGCTGTCACTGGGCGTGCAACTCATAGCTATCCTAATGTTGCTCAAGTTCCTGCCAATAGAGCCCCTTACGGGAGACTATGCAGGGAGCTATTTACTGTTCCGAAAGGTTGGTATGAAGCTGGTATTGATGCTTCTGGGCTTGAGTTGCGCTGCCTCGGGCATTTCCTATATCCTTATGATAATGGGGCATATGTAAAGGAAATCCTCTCAGGGGATATCCATACACATAACCAAAAGATGGCAGGACTTGCTACAAGAGACAATGCAAAGACGTTTAACAAAATGGATGTCTATAAACTAATTTAATTCAGGGGAAACCTCAATGAGGCAATCCTGAGCGAAGCCATACAATTATAATAACAATATGCAAGTGTGTAGAATATGTAAAAGAGAACTTCCTGATTCTTATTTCTGTAAAAACAAAGGAAACAAGACAGGATTAGATTATAGATGTAGAGATTGTAGAAAAATAGAATCTCGTGAGTATAGATAGAAACATTATTTTTCTGCTTACTGTAGAACAAAAAAGAGTGAATGTAAGAGAAAAGGTGTTGAGTATAATTTAACTCCTGAGTATCTTGAAAGTATTTGGACTGGTGTTTGTCCTATCTTTAATGTTTCTATTGAAAGAGCTTCTCATGGACGTGGTTCTTACCATTCAGCACACTTGGATAGATTAGACCCTAACAAGGGTTATGTTATTGGCAATGTATCTTGGATTAGTGGCAGGGCTAATAGAATCAAATATGATGCTACTGTTGAAGAACTAAGAGCTATTGCCGATTGGATGGAACGTGCAACGACTATCCCGAAAGGGAGTACACCTAAGCAGGTGGAAAAGGTTAGCTAAGAAGATATAGTCTGCTCCCTATGGTGACATAGGGCTGTGTTAACTCACGGGTAGAGCGTAGCGAACTCTATTGAACATTTTGGTATTTACGGCTTCCTCTATGGGGCAGGTAATGAAAAGATTGGTGAGATTGTTGGAGGCAGTGTAGCAGAAGGAAAGGCACTTAAAGAAAAGTTCCTTAAGTCTCTGCCGGCACTTAAAGAGCTTATTAGTGATATCTCTCATAGTCTTATCTCTTCATCAGAGTGGGTAGGGGGCACACGTAAGGTGAAGTGGTGTAAGCGATGGCATCCTGACAGTCCTTCTCTTGAGATTACTCATTGTGTCTTAGGTTTGGACAAACGTGTTATCTATGTACGCTCTGAGCACTCAGCTTTGAATACCCTATTGCAATCTGCAGGTGCTCTCATTTGTAAGAAATGGGTATGTCTTGTAGAAGAGAATATGCGTAAGGCTGGCTATAAGCACGGTTGGGATGGAGACTTCGCTATGATGGGGTGGGTGCATAAACTTCATTGTGCACGCTAAAGTAGGTTAATTCGGGGAAACCCCTCTGGGGCAATCCCGAGCTAAACATTGGAGGAACTATGCGTGGTAAACCTATGGTCTTGATTAAGGATCAAAACGGTTGCATAGTCTCCACATCACATAGACTTAATAAAGATGGTTATCTAAGGATCAGAGATCACAGGTATAAGGGTAAAGGTAGAAAACCCTTGATTATGGCTCACAGACTTGTATGGGAAGAATCTAATGGTGAAGTCCCTGAAGGCTATGAGATTCACCACAAGTGTCATAATCGTGCCTGTTGTAACCTTAGCCACCTTGAGCTAGTTAAGATCGTCGATCATAAAGTCGAACATAACTCCACTAGATATGCTGATAGAAAGGCTAAAGCTAAGGAGTATTGGAAACTTTATAAGTGTACAGGTACTAAGCTAGGTGAAGTCTTTGGTGTCTCGTTTTCCTCTGCCTGTAAGTGGATTCGAGAATGGAAGTGTAGAGACTAGGTATATACCGTAGGGGCTAGGGGTGAGATTCCCCTAGTCTCGAAATGCCTACTACAGCTAATACCAATAGGCTGTAAAGAGATAGTCCGACACCCGTAGCAATATGGGAAACGGTAAGGATGAGGTACAGGTTGCCTGCAGAACAAAGGAAATCGCTGAAGATTGCTGTAGGATTGCTCAGGAAGCCATGAGACAAACTCAGGCATTCTTTAATTTTAATTGTCAACTTGATACTGAAGGAAAGATTGGCTGTAACTGGGCAGCTTGTCATTAATTACTACTATGGAAAACACTGGTATGACTAAAGAAACTAAGGCAGCACTGCTGCGTGACTATAAGGCTCCTAAGGGCAGCATTAATCACATCCATATTATGTGGAAGTGGAAGGTTAAGCATGATGAGTATGGCAATGTCCCTGCTTATGGTGCTGTAGTCACTCTTAATGGTGAGACTGTGCTTAACTATGAGCCGGAACCTGAAACTTGGAAGGATTGGTCTCCTGAGGAAATTATTCATGACCTGCTTATGAAGCTTGGCTACAGTGTGACTTCAGATACCACTACAGAGGAGGAGGGTAGTTATGAAGATGCCTAAGTATTTCTATACAGAAGAGAAGAGTACTGGGGAGATTATTGTTCACAAGCATAACGCTGAGATGAGTAACTACTGTAATGCTCTTGCGTACATTGGTGAAGTTCATCCTAAACTTCAGTCTGACTATTGTCGATACAATGCACGAATGATTGCTGAGATGGCCTCTCGAGGTCACATTACGTCAATCAATAAGTACATTCGACAGGCAGGCAATCGATGGCTGCTTACTCGTTCTGGCGCTGAGCTTGCATCATCCTATGAGTGCTACTAAAGAATACATTGGGCTAATAGATGGAGACCTATTGGCCTATAAAGCATCTTCAGCTGTCCAAAAGGATATCTATTGGGGAGATGGTCTATATACTTGTCATGCTTATTTGGATGATGCAATAGATCAATTTGAAGATATAATTGGTGGTATTAAAGGTATACTAAAGACAAACCATAATGTCGAAATGAATGACTATTCGTTTGTCTTTAGTGATCCTAATGATAACTTTAGGAAGCACTTAATGCCTGATTATAAAAACAATAGGCTTGATAAAAGAAAGCCTACTTGCTACTATGGATTAGTGGATTGGATCAGAAATAACTATGATTCTAAATCTAGTGAGTCTTTAGAAGCTGATGATGTAATAGGTATTAATAGTACCCCTGATACAACCTTAATTGTGTCAATGGATAAGGATTTCAAAACTCTTCCTACTCATTTCTATAGAGTAAATGAAGATCAAATCTATTGGCTTGACGAAGATAAAGCTAATTATTGGCATATGTTTCAGACACTCGTAGGAGACACTGCTGATGGCTATAAAGGTTGTCCCGGAATTGGAGCAGTAAGAGCAGAGAGGATCCTTAAGGATGTTCCTCAGGACAAACTATGGGAGACTGTAGTTAATACCTACAAGAAAGCTGGTCTTACTGAAGATGATGCTTTGCTGCAAGCTAGAATGGCCTATATTCTTCGACAAGGGGACACTAAAGATACCCTATGGACACCTGATAAAATCGTCCCTATTAAGACGACAGATAGTTGATAATAAATTCACCACACTAGGAGATAGATAATCGTGAAAGACGAATCTATGAAAATTGATATCAAAGATACCACTAAAAGTGATCCTGATGAACCACTCTTCGACAACTTTCCGGCTGTCCCGAAAGACTTGTTGGAGGGACTTCAGAAGATCTTTGATGTACGCAAGATGATCCGCTATAAGCCTACCATTGATTACTGTGGTGGCGTACAGGATGTACTTGACTTCCTTGAAAATAAGTTCAATGAACAAAACCATATAGGTGATTAAAATCGGTGCACTGTTTTCAAAGCCTAAGACACCTGAAGTGAAAGTTCAGGCACCTGCCTTAGACAACCCTGTAGTTGAACCTCAGGAACCGGAGCTTGGTGCTCAGGAGACTGAAGAACAGAAGGCTCGTAAGGGTAAGAAAGGTCTTAAGGTATCCTTAGACAAAGCTAAGGGTGTAGGCACTAACGTAATGTAAAAAATTAAAAAAGGATGATGAATACTATGGGGGACTATAGGGGGTCTATAGGTAAACTTTATGTTAAACCTATTGTAGACTTAAAGACAGCTATGGAGGCTCTAGATAAATGTATGGAATCTATTATAGATAATCCTAATAATTTATCCTTCATAAGAAACTTAGATAAAGACTATATTAGGTCTTTTGTTAAAGATGTAGTATTGAATAATAACCAATATGATTATCGTATTATTGGTTTCTATAGTCAATCTACAGATGAACTAGTGGGATGCTGTTTGTTATCCTATGGTTACCCTTGGTATTCTGATAAGCAAAGAATCCTTAATGAAGAATGGACTGTCTCTTTTAAAAGAGGAGCTGGCATTGCTAGAGCATTGTCTGATTATTTAATTAATTGTCTAAAGAATAATGAGTGTGACTATATTCAAACTGGGAGTGTCAATGATTGGTGTGCTCCTATGTTAAAGAATAGTTATGTCTCTAAAGGATTCCATATTTATAATTGCTATTATTTAAGTAAAGAGGATATTAATGGGCATATTCCATAAAATCAGTAAAGCCTTTAAGAAAGTACTTAAGGTCACCACTGGTGGCCTTATTGGTGGCCACAGTAACTCTGGTCAAGTGTCTCCTGAAGCGCCTGCTCCTGAGTTAGGGTTTGTGGATGCAGATACAACTAACACTACTGAGTCAGAATCAGAGAAGCAACAGTTAACTAAAGGAAAGAAGAGAGGCAAGAAGTCTCTTAAGATTAACATGACTGGTGCCAGTGGTACGGGACGTAATATTGTGTAATAATGGCAGAAACTAAACTAGGTAATCAAACTGCTGAAGGTGCACAAAAGGTATACGAAAGATTATCTACGGACAGAGATCAGTATACCCAGAGAGCAGAGAAGAATGCTACCTATACTATCCCTCAGTTGTTCCCTAAGGAATCTGATGATGGTGGCACTGCCTATACGACACCTTATAATTCTATTGGGGCTAGAGGTCTCAATAACTTAGCATCTAAGTTGTTGTTATCTTTGCTTCCCCCGGGTCAGCCTTTCTTCAGACTTGGGTTAGATACTGCATCTAATGAGGCACTACAGGCATCTGGCAATGATCAGGTTAAGGATACCATAGAGTACGGCTTGTCTATGATGGAGGCTGCTATGGTGAAGTACATGGAGCACAATGGTCTTAGACCTACTCTCTTTGAGTGCATTAAGCAGCTCCTGATTGCTGGCAATGCGTTGCTCTTTCTGCCTCCTCTAGAGGGTGGCATGAAGTGCTATACTCTCAGAAACTTCGTAGTTGAAAGAGATGCTATTGGCAATGTACTTCAGATTGTCGCTAGAGACACTTTAGCTCAGGGGACTATCCCTCCGAGTGTCTTAAGTCTCTTAGGCAATGCAGGTAATGAAGTTAATCGTTCTGAGAAGGTTAACATCTACACTCATACCTATCTTGTCCGTGGGGATACCTTAGAGGGTTCCACTTGGGAATCCTATCAGGAAGTAAATAATACCATTATCCCCGGATCAGAACAGACGTATCCCTATGGCAAATGTCCTTGGATCCCTGTGAGATTCACTAAGAAAGATGGGGAATCCTATGGTCGATCCTTTGTTGAAGATTACCTTGGTGACTTGATCTCTTTAGAGAACCTTCAGCATGCCATTAATGATATGGCTATGATTTGTGCTAAGGTATTGTACCTAGTGTCTCCCTCCTGTCAAACTAACATTAAGGCTCTTACTAAAGCTGAGAATGGAGCTTTCGTAAGAGGACGACAGGACGATATTGTTGCAATGCAGACAAACAAACAGACTGACCTTCAGGGCTGCTATGCGGTATCTCAGGGTATAGAACAGAGATTGTCTTATTGCTTCATGTTGTCTAGCACTACTGCTCAAATCACAAGAGATAGAGTGACAGCAGAGGAGATCAGATATATTGCTCAGGAACTTGAGGATACCTTAGGGGGTGTCTATAGTCTCCTGTCTCAGGAACTTCAGTTGCCTTTAGTGTCCTGTATCTTCAATCAGATGCAGTCTAATGGCAGCCTTCCGACTATCTCTGAGCAGTTCGCTACGATTGAACCTACGGTCATCACTGGTGTTGATGCCTTGGGTCGTGGTCATGACTTTGCTAACTTGTCTCAGGCACTTCAGGTACTCGCTCAGTTCCCTGATATCATGCAGATGATCAATCAGCAGAACTTAGCTATGCGTATCTTCACGAGTGCTCAGATTGATGCAACAGGTCTCGTTAAGTCTCCCGAACAGGTTGCTCAGGAACAGCAGGCTATGATGGAGCAGTATGCGGCACAACAGGGTGTTGATGCTCAGGCTCAGATGGCAATTGACAACAACAAAGCTCAACAGGAACAGGGGGTGTAACAGGTGAGCGAAGAAACTACTAATTTGAATAGTGATGGTCTTAGTGTCGACAATGGGGTTGACATTATGATCTCAGGAACTCAGCAACTCTCTTTTGATGGAGATGAAGCTTCAGGGCTTCTTAAGGAGGGTGATGCTGTCCCTGTAAGTGAACCTGAAGAGGATCCTCAGGCAGAACCTACGGCAGAACCACAACAGGGGGAACCTGAGGGTGACCTTAATGTAAAGATTGATAAGCACACGAAAACCTTAGATGCCCTTGGTAAGGATCTTAAGGCTAAAGGTGTGGACTTCAATCAGGCCATTAAGGAATACAATGAGTATGGTGCCTTGTCTAGTAAGACTATGGCTGACCTTGCTCAGGCAGGTTATCCTTCAGAGGTCATTGAGGGTTTCATTGAATCACGACAGAACCTTGAGAGTGAGTTCACTAATGCTGTCTATAATTCAGCAGGCGGAGAACAGGCGTACAACAAGGTTATTGAGTGGGCACAAGGAAACCTCTCTAATAAGGTTCTGAGTTCCTTTAATCGAGCTATTGACAACAACAATCTTGAAGCTGTTACCCTGATGTTTGAGGGTATGAAAGCTAAGATGATTGCTAAGCAAGGAACACGTAATCCTACTATTATGGGTGGTGGGGTTACTACGGGTGGCTATAAGGGCTTCTCAAGTAAGCAGGAAGTAGTGGAGGCTATGAGTGACCCCCGCTATGGTGCTGACCCCAGTTACACTAGAGCTATCGAAATGAAGATGTACTATACTCAGTTGTAACGTACCCATAATAAAAACATTTCCTAATAACAATAATATAACTACAATAAGAATATAATAAAATGGCTGCGTTAACCGCTAATTCTATTTCTAATCCTGGTCAGAATCTGAGCGTTGGTGATCGTGATGAGCTGTTCATGAAGATCTTCTCTGGTGAAGTCCTTACGGCTTTCACGAGAACGTCTATCATGCTGGACAAACAGATTGTTCGTACTATTCCGCATGGTCGAAGTGCTTCGTTCGCTGTCATGGGTCGTACTCAGGCTAAGTATCTTACCCCGGGTAACTCCTTAGATGATCAGCGTAAGAAGATGGAGAACACGGAGCGAGTGATTGCTATCGATGGTCTCCTGACTGCTGATACTCTTATCACGGATATCGATGATGCAATGAATCACTATGATGTCCGTACGGAATACTCGAAGCAGCTTGGTGAAGCTCTTGCTCAGGCTTTCGACTGTGCCTCTATCAATGAACTTGCTAACACGGGTGCTAAGACTACCGCGGGTATGCCTGAGAACATCCCTGATAATGCTGCTCTTGGAAATCCGGGTACGGGCAAGGCATTTGAGTATGCTACGGGTCTCGAGGAAGCTACGACTGTGGAGTATGGCAACATCCTCCTGCAGGGTCTGATTGATGCCCGTGCTCAGTTTACGAAGAATTGGGTTCCGGCAGGTGACCGTTATTTCCTTGTCTCCCCCGAAGGTTATTCGGCTATCTGCCGTGCCCTTATGCCGGATGCTGCTAACTTTGCTGCTATCTTTGATCCGAATACGGGCAAGCTCCAGAATGTCTGTGGCTTCCAGATTGTGGAAACCCCGAACTTCTTGAACAATGGTGTTGATGGTAAGCACGCTCTTAAGGCTCAGATCTCTACGGCTGTCCTTCAGGGTATCGCCTTCCACCGTTCCGCTGTGGGTGCCCTTAAGCTGAAGGATCTCGCTATGGAACGTGCTCGCAGAGCTGAATATCAGGCTGATCAGATCATCGCTAAGATGGCTGTGGGTCACGGTGGCCTTCGTCCTGAAGCCGTGGGTCTCTTCGTTAAGACTGCTCAGGTAGGTGAATAATGTACTCGGAATCCGACATTAAGGATTCCTATTTCTATGTCAACGGGGGTTCTAAGAAAGGCTCCCGTTTGACTGTAGAAGAAAAGATTAAATTAGGTTTGATTAAAGCTCCAACTGAAGTCAAACCTAAGGTAGTCTCTAGGAAGCCTAAGATCCCTGCAGCTCCCAAATAATACATAATAACAACTATAAAATACTACTACAAAGGATAAATTATGATTGTCACTCCTTCTAACAAACTAGATGCAGTGAATGAGATTTTATCTGCTGTAGGCTCTAGTCCTGTCAACTCACTTGAAGATGAACTGAATGTAGACGTTCTGAATGCAGTGAGGATTCTCGATAGTGTCTCTAAAGAGATTCAATCAAGAGGATGGGACTTTAATATTGAAGATTCAGTAGCTTTATTGCCGGACGATGATACTAACTTAGTTCCCTGCCCTAATAATTATCTTAGGTTTGTCAGCAGTGGTTATAAGTTGATCAGACGATCCGGCTATTTTTTCGACATTCTTTCGCAGACCAATGAGTTCCCTGAGGGTTTGACTTTAGATACTCTGGTTAGAGGATTAGACTTTGAGGAGTTACCTGAGGTATTCCGTAAGTTCATTACTTGTCGTGCAGCTAGAATCTTCCAAATGAGATATCTCACTTCGGATGAACTGAACAATCATTTGATGACTGAAGAATCTAGTGCCTATGCAGATATCATTGATTATGATCTCACTACAGGTAACTACAATATCCTCAATGATGACCAATACATTTCTCAGTATATCCAGAGGAGCTAATAGGGATGCCATTAGTATCGCAATCAACAGTATCCTATAAGGGTGGCGTATCTCAGCAACCGAATATCATTAGGTTTGCTGATCAGGTAGAGGAGCAGATCAATGGTTTCTCTAGTGAAGTCGATGGCCTGCAAAAGAGACCTCCTACAGTTCACATTAAGAGACTTGGGGACAGAGTAGATCCACTCACTACTAAGTATCATGTCATTAACAGAGACGAGACTGAGCAGTATATCTTAGGTATGTCCAGCGGGTCTCTAAAGGTATGGGATTTTGAAGGTAATGAAAAGAAAGTTGTTATTGACAATGATGCTCGTTATCTTAATGTCACGGACGCTAATGATGAATTTAGAGCAGTCACTGTTGCAGACTATACGTTCATTCTGAACCGTAGTAAAACCATTGGTATGTCTAGTTCTACTACCCCTCAAAAGGGTCAGGACACTGCACTAGCGTACATTAAGAATGCCTCCTATGCTAAGACCTATGCTCTCTTTATGGGCAGTACCTTTATGTGTGGTGTCATTACCCCTGATGGTGGTGAAGCTAAGCAGGCTGTACAGACTACCTCTGCGTACATTGCAGAGAAACTTGTAGACTTAGCTACAGGTTCTCAGAATGCTGATAATGGAGCCACTACCTATGATTGGCTATTAGGACAGCTTGGAGGCAGAAGCTCTATGGGGTTCGCTAAGAATCCTAATTTCAACTTCAAGGATTATAACTTCCTTGTCTTTGGTGATTCCGTAGTTTCCATCCAATCTAAGTCTAGCAGGAATATGCCTAATGTTGTCGTTAAGGATGGCTTTGGCAACACTAATGCATATGTCTTGAAGGGTTACGTTAACAGCGCCTCTAAGCTTCCTCCTGCTGCTCCTGATGGCTACATCATGCGCATTAAGGGTGAATCTAATTCGGCTGATGATGACTACTATGTTAACTACAATGAAGGTAAGAATGTGTGGCTAGAGTGTGCCGCACCAAACATTCGGTATCAATTTGATTACTCTAGTATGCCTCATGCTCTCGTAAGAGAATCTGATGGCTCCTTCCACTTCAAACGCCTTACTTGGACTGATAGAGCAGTAGGTGATGAGGACAGCAATCCTGAGCCTAGCTTCGTAGGGGAAACGCTGAATGATATGTTCTTCTACAGAAATCGCTTAGGGTTCATCAGTGGTGAAAATGTTATCCTCAGTGCTTCTGCTGATTTCTTTAATTTCTGGTTTAGATCAGCAGCTACTATTGCTGATACTGATCCAATTGACCTTGCTGTATCTTCAAACAAAGTCTGTATTCTAACACATGCAGTACCATTCAGCAGGGAACTAATGTTGTTCTCTAGAGAGGGACAATTTGTTCTCTCTAGCGATGGCGTAATGACCCCTAAGAATGCTAAGGTTGATCAAATCACTTCCTTTGATTACAGTGATGATGCTCAGCCTTTAGGTGTAGGACAAAGTATTTTCTTTATCTCTAACAGAGTTAACTATTGCTCTCTTATGAGATATTATACGGTACAGGACGTAGCTGACCTTAAGGATGCTGAGGACGTCTCTGCTCATATTCCTACGTACATTCCTAAGGGAATCTTTAGGCTCTCTGGTAATACTTCAGACAATGTAATCACACTGTGTTCACGTACTCATCCTAACACTGTATGGATCTTTAAGTACATCATTCAGAATTCCCAGAGTATGCAGCAGTCATGGTGCAAATGGACGTTCCGATATGAAGGTACTCAGGTCTTACTTGCAGAGTTCGTAGGCTCTGAAATCTACTTCCTTATTAACACTGATGGCGGACTGTTCTTAGAGAAGAGCAGGCTTACAGGTCAGGCAGTAGACTTCTCTGATGAGCCTGTAAGATACTTTATGGATCGTAAGGTACGCTATGTTATCCCTGCTACTAATAAGTACAGTGACTACAATGACTATACCGAGGTCTCCCTAAAGGATGTCTATGGTGCTGTTCCTAAGATTGGCTCAGCTACGTATTGTCTAGTTGGTACTGATGGCTACTATCATCAGGTATCCTCTTGGGATGATAATGGTGTCTTTAAGGTGACCGGTGATCTCAGAGGCATGACTTACTTCGTAGGCAGGCAATATGAATTTGATGTTGTATTGTCTAGACCAACGATTAAGAAAACTACTTCGAATGGTGCTACAATCTCTGAAGATGAAGGCAGATTACAACTGAGATACTATTGGTTTAACTATAGTAACTCCGGTACCTTTGATGTGTCTGTAGACAATGATGTCAAGAATAAGCACTTCAAGTACACTTGTACATCTAAGGTCTTAAGTGAATCTCCATTAGTCTTAGGATCCTATAGAGTAGCAACAGGTAAGTTTAAGTTCCCTGTGCAGGACAATAGTACTGAGGTTAAGATTACAGTTACTTCAGATAATCCGTTGCCTGTGAACCTTATCTCTGGTGGTTGGGAAGGATATTATATTCGGAGGAATAGTCAGACGTGAAAAAGGGATTAACTCTTAAGAAAGCTATGTTAGGTGCTCTACCTAGTATGGCGCCTATGGAGCAAGAGATTGGTAAAGGTCTTGTTATGGCTACTCTGTCTCTACCTGAGGCACCTATTGAAGTAGATCATTTCCTGTGGGCAGGCTGTTACGTTAGAACCATTCTATTGAGAAAGGGTGAGATTGGTGCAGGTGCTTTCATTAAGATTCCTACAGTAGTTATTGTTAGCGGGGACTGTAAGGTTGTCGTAGGGGATCACCTAGAGGAGATCTCTGGCTATTCTGTATTGAAAGGTATGGATGGCCGTAGGCAGGTCTTTAGTGCCTTTGATGACACCTACATTACAATGTTCTTTGCTAGTAACGCATCTACTGTAGAGGAAGCAGAGAAAGAGTTTACTGATGAGTGGCAGTTATTAACTAACAATAGAGAGGAACTATGTCAGGAATAATTGCTGCAGGTGCAGTAATCGGTGCAGTTGCAGGTGGTGGCAGTTCCCTGTGGCAGAAATCAAAGTACAACAGATCTCTCACTAAAGCATTCAAGAAACAGATGTACTATGCTCAGATGAACTACAATTGGAATCAGAACCAATTGACTAGACAAGAGCAGAGTGCCTATGATAATGCTGTGAGCAACTTATTTCAGTTGTCTTATAATGCCCTGCAGAATAACGCTACAGTTGAAGCTTCTCTAGCTGAGACAGGTTACGAAGGGCGAACTGCAGGACAAATCAAAAGATCAATCTCAGGTGCAGTGTTGCGACAAAAGACTGCTCTTAAGGATGCCTATGAGACTGATGTAACTAACATTAGATCTCAGAAGGATGCTCTATATGTCCAGATGAAGAATTCTGTAGAGCAGGCTAGAGATCAACTCAAGAGCCAATATAAGGGGGGTATTAGTTACCTTATGGAATTCCTTGATACCTCTGCTAAGGGTGCCGCTATTGGTGCGTTCACTGCAGGTGCAGGCAGTGCCCTTGCGGGTGCCGCAGGTGGAGCCGCAGGTGGTACCGGTGGTTCTATTGCAGGCACTGTAGGCGGAGAGACAGTTCTTGCAGGTACCTCTAGTGTTGGGGGCTCTGCGGGTCTCTCAGGTGCCGCAGGTGCCAGTGCTTTAGGTACCTCTACAGCAGGTGTTACTACCTCTGCTTCTACTGCAGGTACCGGAGGCAGCTTTATGAGTAACTTTATGACTAACTACAGCACTATGAAGACACAGAACCAAGGCATGTTTAACTTCCTTGATTATCTGCAGAATGCAACAGGCTCTCTTAATCAAAGCTTTAATGGTGGTAGACGAGGCTCCTATGGAGGATATTATTACTAATGGCTTATGAGAACACTTCAGGTACCTCTTCAGTTAAGTCCCAGTTTGGCCAGTGGCAGTACTTCAATTCTAGCTTAGCTAAACTAGGGTCATATAAAGGTGCCTCATTAAACATCCCTGAGAAGACTGTTCAGCCTGAGGAACGCAACTGGGCTGAATCATTAATGCACGCCTTTAAGGGTATCGGTAGAGCTACTGAGGACTATTTTAAGGTTGAGACTGATCGAAAGAATAAGCTTGTTGATGAGTACCTGCAACAGCATTCTCTTGAGGATTACCAAAGAGATATTCAGGATCATGCAGTGCCATTCCAAGATGACCCTATTGCTATGTCTCGTCTCAAGTACATGCATGGCAAGATGGCTTACTCCATTGCTAAGCAGGACTTTGAGAGAGAGGTTATCGACAAGAATCTGCTTAAGGATATGTCTCCTGAGCAGATTGATGCTGAGGCTTTTAGATACTTCCAAGAATCTAAGAGTGATATGTTGGAAGCCTTTGGGTACGATGATTCTGATGAGTACTTCCGCAGGGGCTTCTATGAGACTTCTCCTCAGGGTCGTGTAGGGTTCATTGCTAAAGCTCAGGCAGTAGACAACAATGAGAAAACTCAGGCGTCTATCTTAGCAGAATCAGCTAACTTTAGTGCACTCATTAATGATCCTAATGCTAACTATAAGAGCATTGTAGGCGTCTTTGATCAGATCTACGATACTGTAGGCGTCCACTATACACCTGATCAGCAGAAGAAGCTCATTGACAACATGCTCACTATGGTGGCTAGCAGATCCGATGGTGTTCAGTTGCTCGAACAGTTGGGTGACTATACTCCTCCCTATGCTAAGAACGGGGAGAGTCTTAAGAACATCATGGGTGAGCTTGCTTGGGGCAAAGCTAAGGCACAGGCTAGAGCTACTATGTGGACTAGGGATGCTGAGGTCTGGGGCGAAGATCATAGACGAGTAGAAGCATTCGTTAATGAGGGCAACTACCAGACCATTGATGAGATGGCTCAGTGGGAAGCCCAGAGTTCTGGGGGTGCCCTTAGTGACCGCTATAAGTGGCTCATTCAGGCAGGCCAGAGGGCACGAACTCAGGCAGATAGATTGATTGCTCAAGCCAATAGGGATGCTGAGAAACAAGCTAAGGATGCTGCTACTCTTCAGAATGGTAACCTTTATCTAGATGCCCTAAAGACAGGCGGGGTTGTCTATAAACCTGATATCCTTGATTTGACTAGTAAAGACTTAGATAAGCTCTTTACTAATAACGTTGAATCAGGCGTGTACACTACTGAGGATATCTTTCAGATTGCTTCAAATCCATCAGGTGGCTATAATCCTGCTAAAGCTTACCTTAGTGCAGAAGCTAAGAAAGTAATGAGCTCCCTTACAGGGGACGTTCGTAAACTTACAGAATCTAAAGTGTCTAACGTAAAGGCTCCTCAGCAGCTAGATATGATGTTGTCACTGTATAAGGCTCATCCAGATAGCTTTGAGTTAGCCTTTGGTGATATGAAGCCTTATGAGCAAAACTTAGTCAGAGCTTTAGTGAACAGTATTTCAACAGGTTCCTCCTATGAGGACTGCATTAGGGCGGCCTCAAGATACCAAGAGCTATCCTCTACTGCTGATGGCAGACACACCATTCAGGCTATGCAGGATAATATCTCTAATGATCTCGATATCTCGTTCAACGATAAGTACTCTAAGACTGTTGCTTTCAACAAAGCTCTGAGTTACTCATACTTTAATGAGGATATGAGTGATGCTATAGACAAAGCTAAGAAGGATATGGAGGAATCTAATGTCAAACTAATGGGCTCCTATATTCCCAATAGTCTCTTTAGTGTCCCTAACGCTTCCTTTAGTGATGTTCAGGAGTACACTGAAAAGTTACTTGAGGCAGCCTTTGAGAAGAACAAATGGACTGTTGATAAGGACGTTATTGTTGGGTATAACCCTCAGACAGATACCTTAGACGTCTATGATATCACTAATGGCCGTGTTAAGTTTAGAGTAGACAATAAGTTCATTAATGACAGCTACAAGAGTTACATTGATGAACGTGCTAAGAATCCTGCTAAGACTTATGGACAGCAGTGGATTATTAAGGCTCATGAGGCTAATCGAAAGTGGAACGAGAGAACTGAAGGTATTGATACATGGCAGACAACGAAGTAACCACTAGAAACCCTTTTGTCTCCTCTTCAGATAAAGCTTTGAATTCCTTGTCAGGTGTTGATCAAGTAAGCACTTTTACTGAGTATCAAAAGGCTGAATTCAATGCCCATCAACAGGAAGAACAAAAGAGAAAAGAAGAGGAAGCTGATACTGATGTAGGCTTTGTAGGGGGCTTTTGGAATACATGGGCACCTAAAGAAGTCCAAAAGTATCTTGGGGGTAACTATGATTTCTTTAGTCCCCCTGCATATACTCCTACAGATGCCGAGCGTGCCTCTATATTAGAGTTGTTTGATTATAACCTAGATAGATACAATAGT